TATCCATCTGGCAGCGGTGCGTTTTCTGTCAAAGGCATAGGCAGGTCACTCGAGAACGGGTCTAGCGGAAATTATGGCAATATATCTTTTGACGCGTCCAAGTCCAACGCCATTTATGGCCGCAGCACCACCGTGCAGCCCGCCGCCTACTATGTGCACATCTGGCACCGCGTGGCCTGAAAGGAGGTTTTGAGCGATGATCCCTGTGACATTTGACACTGTGGCAACATTGCAGTTTGGCAGTGAGGGTCACCCGACCAGTCTGCACTTTGCTATCCCGGAAGAGTGGAAAACCTGCAAAATCAGACTCCACCTGCGGCGCAGCGACGGTAGCTTTGTGCCCCCGATGCAGCTGGACGAAAATGGGTGCGTAAAAGTAGACCGCAGTGACTCCGGCAAGACCGGCGGACAGTGGATGCTGTCGGCTGAAAGTCCTGACGGAAAAGTATCTTACTCGCGAATCGGCAAATATGTGACCCCCATGGAGGTGACGCAATGAAGATCCTTGACGAGACCGGCGCGGTCGTGGAAAACCCCGACCTGACCCTTGGCTACCTGACCGACGACACCCAGCCGCTGGAGCACCCGGCGCAGGAGGCCGTGGCAGAGGTGGCCCACTACGAGACAGTGGCCGAATACCCCAGCGGCGGCAGGGACGTGCAGCGGGTGGTGGATGTGCCGGGCGTACCGGCAAGACCCGCGTGGACCGAGCAGCTGCCCATTAAAAGGTATATCCGCTATACCGCCGAAGAGCTGGCCGCGCAGGAAGAAGCGCGCAAAAAGCAGGAAGCAAAGGACAAGCTGCCGGAGACGGTGGCGGCACTGCAGGCTGCTCTGGCCGACGCCGACGCACTGAACGTGGATCAGGCTTATCGCCTGACTCTTTTGGAGCTGAATGTCTCCGATACGGACGACACCGATAACGCTGATAACACCTGATAGGGAGGAAAAACATTATGTCTAAAGCAACGGAAATGGTTCTGTATCGCACCTGCAAGCGCATGATCGAGCGCGGCAGTACCGATGGTCTGGCGGAGAAGATCGATATTTTCTACGCCGCCGGTAAACTGACCGATGAGCACTACGCCGAGCTGACCGGTATGCTGAACGAAAAGACCAGCGCCTGACAGGGCCGGAAAAGGACGCACCAAGGAGGTGTTGCTTTATGATCGAGCTTCCCATCACGCTGACATCCGGCGGCAGCGTATGCCTGCCCGGGCGGGCATACGCGCTGGCCCTCGGCTACACCAAGAACCGGGGCGTGTACCGACTTGCCGTCACCGCTACCGGCGAGTGGGAGGGTCTGGCTATCCGCTGCTTCTGGCACATCCCGGATGGCAAAGACCCGGAATCCTCGCTGGTGGAGGACGGCTATGTGGCCGTGCCCGCCAGCGTGACCGCACAGCCCGGGAGCGGGTGCGTCACCTTTGAGGGCAGTGACGGCGCAAAGGTGATGACCAGCGCAGACCTGCGGTATCGTGTCAGCGCCAACTCCGGCACAGAGGATGGCACAGAGCCGGAACCGGGCACCCCTGCATGGCAGCAGCTGGTGGATGCCGTGCACACTGACGCCACCGCCGCAGAGCAGTCCAAGACCGATGCACAGACGGCAGCACAGCAGTCTGAGGCATCTGCCCAAAAGGCCGGGCGGGCTCTGGCCGACACTGCGGATGCCCAAGAGGACGCCCTCACAGCCATCGGGGCCAAGCAGACCGCCGCCACGCAGGCCGCGGCAACGGCCCGGGACCAGGCTCTCCAGCAGGTGGAAACCTCTACAGAAGCCGCTGAGACCGCCGCCAGTGAAGCCGCCACCAGTGCGGGCAATGCCAGCCAGAGCGCTCAGAAAGCCGCTGGCAGTCTGCAGGAGCTGAAGGAAGGCATTGCCGCTGGTGACTTCAAAGGCGAGCCCGGCAATGACGGTAAATCCCCAGTTGTGACTGTGACTGACATCGAAAATGGCCATCGTGTCAGCATCACTGACAAAGACGGTACAAAAACGATTGATGTCTTAAATGGTCAAACCGGCAAAACCGGTGCAACGCCTGTCCTGACGATCGGTACGGTGTCCAGCGGAGACAAACCTTCCGCCTACATTACCGGCACGCCTGAAAATCCGGTGCTTAACCTGAGGCTGCAACCCGGACCTCAAGGCCCTGCCGTAGCACTGGACGCCACCCTCGCCCACGAGGGCGAAGCCGCTGACGCAAAAGCCACAGGTGACGCGATCAGCGCAGTCAAAGCACGGCAGAACATCATTGTGGGCAGTGAAATAGGCAACCCTATCTCCGTTGACGACGCTTTCCCTGCACCCCTGTGCGGCCTGACCGTGTACGGTAAGAGCACGCAGTCCGGGACCCCCACGCCGGATGCACCTGTTCCCATCGTCAGCGCTGGTGACGGTGGGAGTTTGACAGTGAAGGTGACGGGGAAGAATCGGATGCCGCCCAACCTGAAATATGGAGACGTTTTAGAGTGCTTTGTCAAGAAAAACACGCCGATAACTTTAGTATTCAAAGGCGATTTAGTTTCGCAAGGCGGAAACATCTTATTCTTTGACGAGAACAACAACCAAAAATGGTTTGGTATTGATGCGGGTAAGGCTGAACACCATATAACGTATCCAGTGGACGTAACAAAGTTCCAGTATCTGTTAGCCAATATGGCCAGTGAAAACGTGTGCCTGACATGGAACGCATCATCTCCCGATTATGAACCCTACCGTGAACAGCTCCTCACCCTGCCCACTCCCACTGGTCTCCCCGGCATCCCTGTCACCTCTGGCGGCAACTACACTGACAGCACAGGCCAGCAGTGGGTGTGCGACGAGGTGGACCTAGAAAGGGGTGTAAGGGTCCAGAGAATCGCGAGTTTCGTGATTAACGCTGAAAACGCAGACAATTTTTTTGTGACAAATGCTTTCACAGAGATTACTGTTGCCACAAATGCGCGTTTGCCAACGCCACAAAAAACGAACCGTGACGACCGAAAAAATGGCAGATGTATATTTTGTGAAGCGTTACCGTGGAAGATAGATGCGTGGGCTATCCCCGTAAACGCAATTGGTTTTGTTGAAGATAATTCTGTTGATTTAACAATCGAAAACTCCTACTTGGGACTAAGTGAAGCAAGTACTAATGCTGAACGAAAAACTGCACTGGTGAAATACTTTACAGATAATCCTTGCCACGTTGTATACAGAATCGCCACCCCCATCGAAAACCCGCTCACCCCTGCCGAAATCGCCGCCTACAAAGCCTTCGTCACTTACGGCCCTGACACGGTGGTGCAGGCTGGTGACGGTGCAGGGGTCAAGTTGGACTACCAGCGGGATGTAAATCTCGTCGTCAAAAATCTTGAGGACGCTATTGCGTCCATGACCTAAGGAGGTACACATGGCACTCAAAAGTAAAGCCCGGCATGACCTGACCTTGCGCTCCATCAAGCGGGAGGTTTCCGCAGGACGTGATGTGGCATACTGGCTGGACAGGATGTACGTCCATCTGGACAACGGCCTGTTGGACGCCGACGACGTCACAGAGGTGGAGGTTCTGGCGCAGGCGTACTACGACGCTCTGGATGCGAAGGACAAGGCAGATCAGGAGCTGGAAGAGAACGTGAAAATCGGGGCCTGACCCCGTGAAAGGACGTGATACATATGGCAATCAAACAGTACAGCCTGAAGAAGGACGGCAAAACCTATCTGGCCCCCTGCTTTCAGGTAAAGGAATTTGCGTGCAGGGCATCGGACACCATTCTGATCGATGACGAGCTGGTGGTGCTTTTGCAGTGTATCCGGGAGCACTTTGGTGCAAAGGTACATATCACCAGCGGCTACCGCACCGCTGCCTATAATGCAACGCTGCCCGGTGCCAGCAAGAACAGCCAGCACATTCAGGGCCGGGCGGCGGACTTCTGGGTGGAAGGCGTATCGGTGGCTACTGTGGCCGCCTACGCAGAGAAGCTGCTGCCCGGGCGCGGTGGCATCGGCCGCTACCCGAAGGACGCGGCGCACCCGACGCGCAAGACCGGCTGGGTGCACGTGGACACCCGCCCGAACAAGAGCCGGTGGACACTGTGAGGGGGTGAGACCAGTGGAAAGCATCATCTCAGCCATCCTTGCCGGTGCGGTGACCCTGATCGGCGTGCTAATCGCCAACAGCCGCAGTCAGGCCGTGACCGACACCAAGCTGGAAGAGCTGACCCGCGAGGTGCGGGAGCACAACAATTTTGCCCGCCGCGTCCCAATTTTGGAAGAGCAGATGAAGGTGGCCAACCACCGCATCGCTGATTTAGAAGCAGACGAACACGAAAGAGAAAGGAACTGACTATGAACGCACACACCTACAACGCACCCACCATCTCCGCAGGCACCATTGCCCGCACCGCCTGCCTGCTGCTGGCCCTGACCAATCAGGTGCTGTCTGCACTGGGCAAGCCCGTCCTGCCCATCGAGAGCCAGACCGTGGAGCAGCTGGTCACCGCCGGCATCACCACCG